GAGCCATCTTTAGCAAACAACTGCGTCATACGCTTAACCTCAAACATTTGCTCGAAAACAGCTTGATCTGTCGTAAGAACCATTCGTGAATTTGGCTCAACCAGCTGTCCATCGGGTGCAACAAAAAGATGATATGGAAAAAGCACGTAACGTCCACCAATGAACAAACCGGTCATCTGGTTCATCTTGGTAGTTCTACGATCATATAATTGACAAACGCACTGTCGACCTCGTACAACATCTAACACTAAACTTTCAGCTGTGGGATCTGTAGTACCTTCTGAAAAGGCTGGTCTCTTAATACGCCGATATTTACTGGTTCGCATGTCTCCTGATGGTATGGATTCAGCACTTGCATTAATAAACATAGCTGAGTACAATGAGACCATACCCAATGCGGCAGTGCTAACACCGGCAACAATGGCACACAACTTAAGAACCTGGCTAATAACGGGATGATTCTCAAGATAATTCTTAAGTGCATTATAAGTACCTGTAGCTGACGTAACCGCTTTTAATTGCATATCATTGAGGAAATCAGTAAGACGGCCTTGAGCATCAGTAAATACATCAGTAACTTGATAAGCAGCACCAATTTGTTCAGTAAAGGTATCCGTATTGGATGTCATCATATCCACAACGGCTTTCTCATTTGCTGTATGTCTATCATAAGCAGTACGCAACATTTTCATAAAGTCCATAAAATCACCAATCTTAACAGGCGTTCCGCCTTCAACAACAGGATCCATTTGCCAAAATTCTAGATGTTTGAATACAGGCGAGTATTGAACCTTGCCATCAACAAGATAATCATCTTTAACAACTGCTTTAACCAACATATGACGACGTCGCCAATAAGCCTCTAATGTAAGAATCTTGACGAGCGGCTTAGGATATGGGTTATTGGTGCAACGTATATGCATTTTTGAGTGATATGGTGTTCCCTTAACACCAATAGATTTATCATCAACTGATGCCATAGGTGGTTGATATGGTGCATTGGTAACAATTGAAAACAATTGGAGTGCATTTTTATACTCAGCATCCTGATCCGCATCATCTTCAGCAGTAACACAATGTAGGGGTGAATAACCACTCCAAAACTCATCGGGATCCGTTGGGATGACATAACGAACACGGTCTGCAGGTGCATCTGGATACATATACTTAGCAATAGCTGCTGATAGTGTAGATTTTCCAATTTGCGAATCGCCAGCTATAGTCAAACTAAATGGACACTCACGTATAACACCACATTTCATGATCGATTGAACAGACTCATAGAGCTTGTCAAACTTTCGCAACTGTTCACGCAAAAGTGAAAACTCACCTGAAACATCTCTCACAAATGGTGCCATATCTCTAACCAACTCATGCGCACGATTATATAAAATAACTATTTCCTTGCTAAGATTACGATCAAAATAAATCCGATCAATATCATAGGTCAAAAATATGTCTATTCTATTTATAACCTCGGCATACTGAGTTGTAAGCTTCATATAGAAGACATGTTCGGGTATGTATTGACTAGCCCATGCTTTAACAGCTTCAGGAAGCATAGAAATCATTGACTGAATAACAGCTACCATATTTTTAGAAAAGGGAACTGCAATATTTAAAGATTTCATATACTCCATCATTTTATTGACGCCAACCCTATCAGGCACATTTTGCAAAGCAATGGCTCCAGAAAAGACAACAAGTATAGTTTGTAAAACATCATCCAAACCCTGAGCTACAGCCGTAAATAGACATGCCAAATGTGTCGAAAAGAGATTAAAAGCAAGACTAACTCCATTAGGTATAAAAAGTCGTAATACTCGAGAACAATACGTAATCCAACGAAATGATGATACAGCTTTCAAGTCTGGTAGATCAGACATAAAGTCAATGAATATTTCTACCATTGAAATCATAGCCTCTGATGAAAGACCTGTAGCTAAACGATCGGTACGCTGTAAAAACGACTCAATAAAAGCGTGCATAGCATCGCCCAATCTATCCATTTTATCAGCACACATCGACATAGTATTACTGGTGGTTGCAACAGATTCAAACGTTTTATGAATTTGATACGGAATATCAATAGTCGATTTGACAGAACGTGTCAATATATCCAAATAACCAAAATCTTCAACGCTGCCTTGTGATTGTGGTGTAAACCAATGATCTAAAGCAACATGTAGTGGCATATGATTTCCTATTACCGAATACATATTGGGTGTAAAACTAAATGGGACACAGCCTATAGAACACAATGCAAAATCAAAATAATAGTTGATGATACTAGTAAGTGTGGGACTACTAATAAGCATATCATCATCCTTTGTTGTTGACAAAACTTCCAAAAATTCAATATATTCTGATGTACCAATATTACCATAAACCGGTTTAACTTCTGGCATGTCATTAATAATATCCTTGGTCTTAGTAAAGTCTATTAATAATAGATATCGAACAACACGACGAATATCATCTTCTTCATAACTAGCAATTAAAAGCTCATCAACAACATCGACCATAACTTGATGCTTGACACGATAAACATCACGTCTCAAATAGAGGCAGTTGTATTGCCAATCCCAAATGGGTTCATATTGAGAAGCAGTGTGCTTACCATGTGCAACATAGTACGCAACAATATCATTATACACGTTAAGGTAACTAATATAAGACGAACCTTGACGCATAGCGCGATATCGT